TAAAATTCATGATGGTTTGTATGATGAGTCAAATAAGTTCTACTTTATGTCTAGTCAAAAAGAAACTAGATTAAGAACACATTTACCATTATTAATGCATCAAGCAGATCATATGGCTGCTCAAATTGAATTTGAAGAATGGAATAATGCAACAGATGCAGTGCCTAAAACTAATAAACCAGCAAACGCTACTAAAGGTGATAAAACACTAAGAGCAGCTAAAAAAGTAAATGCAGAAAATAACCCAAAATTAGCATCAGCAACATTAGATGTTATAGATTCATTTTTTAAAGATTAATTATGTTAACACTTAGTATTACATTAGCAGTAATAATTGTAACTTCTTTTTTTATAATTAGAAATTTACTTAAACAAATAGAAAAATTAGAAGATATACAAATAGAATATGAAAATTTTATTTCTAAACAAAGTGAAGCCATCAATGCATGTGATCAAAGATTAAAACAGATTGATGATAGAGGAATATTTAAAAGTGATGATGAAATAGGATGGTTTTGGGTAGATATTAAAAAAATACAAGATGCTTTAAACGAATTTACTATTAAATAATCCCCTAAATGTCAAACGAAAAAAAACAAGAACCGGCTAGTTCCGGTTCTCTTACTCCAGAACCAGTTGTTAAGAAAAAAAGAGGTAGAAAACCTTCTAAAAAACAATATTTTACTTCAGATGTAGATTTAGCTATAAAAGAATATTTATCTTCATCTAATCAAGAAGAAAGAAATGAAATTTATCGTGATCGTATAGCATATGCTTTTTATAAATTAGCTGAAAATCTAATCCATACATTTAAATTTTATTATACAGAAGTAGAATCGTTAGAAGATCTAAAACATGAAGTGTGTTGTTTTTTCTTAGAAAAATTAGATTATTTTAAACCAGAAAAAGGTTCAAAAGCATTTAGTTATTTTTCTATTGTAGGTAAAAATTATCTTATATTATATAATAACAACAACTATAAAAAGAAAAAAGCAACAGTACCCGTATTATCAGCAGATGAGGATGATGGTGTATTACGTCAATTAGGTAGAGATGGTCGTAAACAAGATATAAAAGAATTTATCGATTATTTTACAGAATATGTTGATAAAAATATGTTTATATTATTTAAAAAAGATAAAGATAGAAAAGTTTGTGATGCAATTAATATACTTTTTAAACGTAGAGAAAATTTAGAAATATTTAATAAAAAAGCACTTTATATCTATATAAGAGAAATAACAGATGTTGATACTCCTGTAATTACTAAAGTAACTAAAGTACTTAAAAAATTATATAAAAAACTTTATACTGAGTATGCAGAAACAGGATACGTAAGAGTTTAAATTTTTCCATATTTATAATAAAATAATATGGATCCATTAAATCAAGTATTATTCGATGATGTGTCTTTTTCTGATTTATTAAAAGATATTCATGGAAATCAAAAGAAAAAAGCTAAACAATTAGCCTCTTTAATATCAGAATTAAAACCACTAGTCCAATCTTTAGGTGATGCTACCGTTGTAGTACCATTAATTAAAGAATATATGGAAATTAGTGTTAAAAATGATGATGCATTAATAAAAATGGCAGCTATTGTACAACGTTTATCTACAGGTACAGCAAGTTCAGGTGATGGTGGGTTATTAACAGAAGATGAAATGGCTCAACTTCAGGATTTAACTGAAGAAATAGCTAAAACTGTTGAATCTAAACCTAAACAATTAGAAAAACCAAATGAAAACTAATTTAGAGGTAGTAAGAGTACAAGATATTATTTTAGATAATAATCACCCAAGATATTTGGGTGAAAATTCTATTGGAACTATTTTATATACACCCCTAAATACTTCTACTCCTATAGATAATGATTTTACTCAACTTCCCACAGCTAAACCATTATTTTATAATATTTCACATTACCCCATAGCTAATGAAATAGTATATATATTAGGAGCTCCTACATCAGAATATAATGAAAATAATAATGCTGAAGCTTATTATTTACCTCCTATATCTATAAATAAATCTCCTAATAATAATGCATATCCAAACGTATTAGATGAAAATGGAGAATTTAGGTTAGGAGAGTATTTTCAAGAAATAGAAAATATTAGACCCCTAAGACCATATGAAGGTGATATTATGTTAGAAGGTAGGTTTGGTAATTCCGTTAGACTAGGGGCTACTACTAATAATAATATTGCTATTCCTAATAGATGGAGTAATAATGGAGAATTAGGAGACCCCATAACTATTATTAGAAATGGACAAACAGAAATTAATGAAGGAGAACCTTTTGACCATATATTAGAAGATATAAATGGGGATAATTCAAGTATTTATTTATGTTCTAATCAACAATTAGATAATTTTACTCCTTCTTCTACATACCAATTATCTTTTGGTGCTAATTTAACTTTGGAAACTAAAGAAGAACCAATTATTAATAATAATGAAATGCCCGAAAATATAGAAGAAGATACTATTATGGCTTCTCCTAATAATTTACCACCAGAAGAATTACAACAAAGTGAAATAAACGAAATAGAAGAAACAGAAAATCCTTATTATGATATAGCAGATACAGAAGATCAAGTAATATTACCCGATAATAGAGATAGTAATAGTATCCCCAATGATCTACCCGATAGTATAGATTTTGAAGAACCAATAGGATAAAAATATGGCACAATTTTTATATAAACAATTAATAGCAAGTAAATTAGCTAAAAACCAAGGAATTAGCAACATTCCAGGTGTAGATGTAGATTCTGACCCAATATTAACAGAACAATATATAAAAAATAATTTACAATTATTATTTTCTAAATGTGTATCTCCCTTGATGGCTGCTTTTCCCGAAGAAATAGGAATTACCTCAGCCTATAGATGTAAAGCGCTAAATGCCTCAATTAAACCTATTCCTGGTGTTAAAAATTCACTTCATACTAAAGGTCAAGCAGTTGATTTAATATCAATTTCAAGACCATCTTCTGAACTTTGGAATTGGTGTTATAATAATTTATCTGATTATTATCAAATTATATGGGAATATCCTGAATTGGGGGTTTTTAAACCAGGTAAAAAAACATCATGGATCCATATTTCATATAAAGAAGATAAAAATATAAAATTAAATAGTGTAGCAAGTAAATTAGAAAATCTACATAAAGAACTTATATCAGAAAATACTTATAGAAAAGGAAATTATACTCATGGTATTAACTCAGCAGACGAAAATTTAATATAATGTCATATATACCACAATCCCCTAACACATATCAAGGAAACCAAGTAATAATTAATTCAGATAGATTAATTTTTAATGCTAAAGAAGATAGTATCTTATTATTTTCAGATAAAGCTATTGGGTTTAGTACTAATGGTAGTTTTCATTTTGATACTAGTCCTGATGAAAACGAAAGTAAATTTGTAGTAAATTCACCTAATATATATTTAGGTTTAGAATTTGATAATACTTACCCTACAGAACCCGCGGTATTAGGAGATCAATTAGAAGATTTATTAAACGAAATGTTAGATTTAATAGGTGGAATGCTAGACGATATTGAGTATAAGGTAGGATATATAGTTACTGTACCTTCGTCTCCTACTGCACCTAATCCTGCTAATACTCCTGTATTACAAAGAAGGAGATCACAAATACAACAATTAAAAAGTGAAATTGAAAATATTAAAAGTTTAAATACTAAATTAGTATAAAATGTCAACACAACAAATAAGAAATATAATATTTACCCAATTAGACCCTATAATTGATAATGCTAAGAAAAATGCTAAAAATGAGGCAGGTAAAAAACTAAGAGAATTAAAAAAACAAATACCTACCCCCCAAGAATTAGTAAAAAAATTATCACCTGAAATTAATGAAGGTACTTGTAGTGAAAAGGGTAAAGAAAAATTTAGAAAAAATAGTGATATTCAATTGGCTAAAATAGAAAGAATAAAAAACCAATTAAATAAGGGAATAGCAAAACTAGAAAAAACAGAAAATGACTTACTAAATATAATAAATGGAGGTGGTCCTATACTGCAGATAACTAGAATACAAAGAATAATAGAACCTATTTTAAGAATTCTTCAAATAGTAGTAGCAGTAACCCCCCTAGCATTATCAGTATTAGGAGGAATAGGTACAGGTTTAGGAATAGATACATTGTCTGAAAAAAAGAAAAATGCTAAAGGTAAAATTGGAGAATATATAGCTTTATTTGCAATTTTACCTTCAATGTTTGCAAATTATAGAAATCAGGCATCATCAATAGTTAGTATAACTTCTTTAGGAAAAAATCAATTACAACAAGTATTATTTCAAGTAGAAAAATTAGAGGCATTTCAACAATATTTATCATTACAATTTGAACAAGGATGTTTAAATTTATATAGTGGTTTAGATGATAACACAGGTACGGGAGTTTTAGACCCTAATAATATTTTAAATTTAGAACAACAAGATATATTAGATGCTTCTATTAACATATATGAAGATCTTTTAAATATTTTACAAGAACAAAATCCAAATATAGATTATAGTGATGGAAAACTTGTTAAAAGAATATATAAAATAGGAGAAAATTTTTCTCTTGGTCAACAAATTAGTTACGAAGTAATTAATCCTCTCCTTTTATCTAATAATAATTCTGATTCTACATCAACAAATGATGAATCTTAAAAATAATTTATATTTATTAACAAACACAATTAACAATGAAAGCAAAAACTTTTGAAAATCTAATTAGAAAAGTAGTTAGAGAAGAAATCGATTATGCGTTACGCAGAGAAATTAAAACTCTTAGGGAAGATTTACGTGATGAATTTAAACCAACTATAGTAGAACATACTGAAAAAATAGTTGAAATTCCTGAAGCTACAAAAACCTCCTTAAGAGAAAAAATTATGGGTACACAACCTATTAAACCACGTTCAAAACAACATTTTTCAGGAGATAATACATTAAATGATTTATTAAACGAAACAGCAATGGGTGATACAAATTTAGATTCGGGTAATGCACCTGTAAGTTTAGCTCAACCATTTGCAACAGGAGCTCCATTACCAATGGATACGACAGGTATGCCTGCTGAAGTAGCGAGTGCTGTTACAAGAGATTATAGTGGTTTAATGAAAGCAATAAATAAGAAAAAAGGAAAATAATGCCAATAATCCAAGGAGTAAAAAGAATAAGTCCCTTAGATCTTAACAAAAATGTTACGATTGGGGTAGCTTTTCCCTTGGATGAAACAAATTTATTTAAAGGTACCCAAACTGAAAAAGATCAAGCAAAAGCTAATTTAATAAATCTTTTATTAACTCAACAAGGAGAAAGAGTAAATTTACCTAATTTTGGAGTAGGTTTAAAAAATCTTTTATTTGAACAACAAGTAAATTTAGAATTATTAGAAGAAAAAATCACTCAACAAATAAATATATATATTCCTAATATAGTTTTAGCAAACCTTAGAACAGGATTATCCGAAGATGGACATACTATTTTTATTAGTATAACTTATAGATTTTTACTAGATAATTCTACTGATAATATACAATTAAATTTTAACTAATGGCTTATAATAAAGTATCAAATAAAACACAAGATAAAGATGTTAAATATCTAAGTAAAGATTATAATTCTTTTAAAAATCAACTTATAGAATTTACTCAAACTTATTTTCCTGAAAATTTTAATGATTTTAGTGAAGGGAATCCTGGTATGATGTTTTTAGAGATGGCTGCTTACGTAGGAGATGTTTTATCATTCTATACAGATACTCAATTAAGAGAATCATTTTTAAATTTAGCTCAAGATAGAGAAAATTTATATAATTTAGCTTATACACTAGGATATAAACCATCTGTAACTAATGCAGCTAACGTAACTTTAGATATCACTCAATTAGTTCCTTCTAAACTAAATGGTTCTATATACCAACCTGATTATGACTATGGTTTAACAATAAATGAAAATTCGACTTTTTCATCAACTGAAGGTCCTTCTTTTTATATAACAAATGATGTAAGATTTGATTTTTCTTCTTCTTTTGACCCAACTGAAATAAGTATATATCAATATGATTCTTCAAATAATCCACAATATTTTTTACTTAAAAAATCAGTTAATGCTATTTCTGCTGAAACTAAAACACAAACTTTCACAATAGGAGATGTTGAAAAATTTAAAACATTAACATTATTCGATACTAATATTATATCAATAGAATCTATAATAGATTCAGATGGAAATACTTATTCTGAAGTACCTTATTTAGCACAAGATACTATATTTGAACCTATAGAAAACACAGCAGCTAATGATCCTGATTTACAGAGTTACAATCAACAAACCCCCTATCTTTTAAAACTAAAAAAAGTACCAAGAAGATTTATTACTAGAGTAAAGCCAAATAATCAATTAGAAATTCAATTTGGGGCGGGTACTAGTGATAAAGCTGATGAACAAATAATACCTAATCCCGATAATATTGGATTAGGAATTAAAGATGGAAGAAGTAAATTAGATACTGCTTATGACCCATCCAATTTTTTATATACAAAAGCATATGGACAAGTCCCTTCAAATACAACACTAACTGTTACTTATTTAATAGGGGGTGGTATAGATTCTAATGTTAACAGTAATACTATTACAGAAAAAGAAACATTATCTATAACTAATAATCCTAATATTAACCCAAGTATGTTAAATTTTGTTAAATCTAGTATATTATCTACAAATGTACAAGCAGCAAAAGGTGGTGGAGCAGGAGATTCTATTGAAGACATTAGACTTAATACAGCAGCTCATTTTTCAGCTCAACAAAGAACAGTAACTAAAGATGATTATATTATAAGAACATTATCTATGCCCCCTAAATTTGGTAGAGTTGCTAAAGCTTATATAACACAAGATGATCAAATATCACCTCTAACAACCGAACCAAATCGTATTCCTAATCCTTTAGCTTTAAATTTATATACTTTAGGATATGATTCAAATAAATATGTAACAACCCTAAACACAGCTACTAAAACAAATTTAGCTACATATTTAGAACAATATAGAATGCTAACAGATGCTATTAATATTAAAGATGCTTTTGTAATTAATTTTGCTTTAGATTTTGAAATAACAGTTTTTAAAAATTATAATAACCAAAGAGTATTATTAGATTGTGTTTCAGAAATTCAAAACTATTTTAATATTGATAAGTGGCAAATTAATCAACCTATTATAATTTCTGAAGTTAAAAATTTAATTGGAGGTATAGAAGGTGTCCAAACAGTAGAAGATATAACATTTACAAATAAAAGTGGTACATTTTTAGGATATTCACAATATAAATATGGGTTTAATAAAGCAACTAAAAACGATATAATCTACCCATCAATGGACCCAAGCATTTTTGAATTAAAATACCCTAATACTGATATTAAAGGACGCGTAACAACATACTAATATGGCATATTACTTTTTATTTCCCGAAATCGACACAACACTATACAGTCATCCTGATAGATCTAAAATGAACACAGGTAATGATGAAATTTTAGAATTAGTTAAAGAAAGAGGAACTACAAACCAACTTTTATACCCTTCAAGAGTTTTAATTAAATTTAAAAATGAAGAAATCCAATCAGCTATATCTGATGTTATAGGACATACTAATTTTCAAACAAGTACATCTTCAAGTTTACAATTGTTTTCTGCTCAAGGAAAAAATGTTGCAACAACATTAAATGTTAATGTATATGCTATATCTCAGTCTTGGGATGAAGGCACAGGTAGATATTCAAATTTACCTACTAGTTCAAATGGAGCTAGTTGGATATATAGAAATAATACTACAACAGCTACTGAATGGACTACAGCAAGTTTTGGAAACGAATCTACGGGATCCGTAAGTGCTTCTGGAAATAATATACTTTTAACCCCTGGTGGTGGTGTTTGGTATACGGGAAGCGAATTTAGAGCTAGTCAACAATTTAAAGTAGGAGATACATTAGATACTAATATAGATGTTTCATCTATAGTACAAAAATTTAGTGCAAGTTTATTTGCTAGTCAAACTTACCCTACAGGAATTCATAATAATGGATTTTTATTAAAAAAACCAGATTCTGTAGAAATGGATGTATCTCGTAGTTTTGGAGAGTTACAATATTTTTCTGTAGATACACATACAATTTTTCCACCTAAATTAACATTTAAATGGGATGATAGTATACATAATTTTCAATCATTAGCTAAACAAAGTGGAGAGTTAAATGTATCTCTTTATAGAAACCAAGAAGAATATAATCAAAATGATGAAGCTATCTTTAGAGTCCATGTAAGAGATAAATATCCAGCAAGACAATTTGCTTCGTCTTCTAATTATTTAAATGTAGGATACTTTACAACGTCCTCATTTTACAGTGTACGAGATGCTGATTCAGAAGAAGAAATAATTCCTTTTGATACTACATGTACAAAATTAAGTGCTGATAATGATGGAATGCATTTTAAAATATATATGAAAGGTCTACAACCTGAAAGATATTATAGAATATTATTTAAACATGTTAATAACGAAGGTACAAGAGTATATGACAATAACTATTATTTTAAAGTTATAAGATAATGGCTAAACAAAATGTAAATTTATCAAAAACAATTATTAGTAATAAAGCATCTAATAATATTACTCCTAAAGCTTTTAATAATTTAGCTAAATCTAAAAAAAATTATAATCCTGAAGAAATTAAATCATTATATAATGATCTTTTTTATTCTATACCCAAAACAGGAAAAAATTCTCATTCTTTTATAATAGATCAAAGTTTTGATACTAAAACACAAGAAAATTTAATATTAGACCAAAGAATTAAAGCACTATTAGATGCTAATAATCAAAAAGAACAAGAATATCAAAATACATTACAACCTCCAGCAGAAAATCCATTATATCCTAATGGTTCTTTTTTAACTGCAGGTGATCCTGAATTACAACAACAATTTCAGGGAATGAATACTGTATATTACATGCAGCAAGGAGTAAAAAGAGCAGTAGCTAATAATGATGGTGAAAATTCTTTATATTATACATTAAGAAAAATAGAAGGATTACCTCTAGATTTTTCTCAATTAAATTATTTATCAATAGATGATTTAAATAGTATTGATAATGGTTCACCATTAGAATCATTTGCAAATTTTAATATTTCAAAATTAACAATAACTAATGATGAAATTTTCCAAAATTATCGTTATTATAATGTTTCAGTAAGATGTTATGGAATCCCCTTTTTGTTTTACGCTTCATCAAACATTACAGCTGGTCCTGTTTTTTATTATCCTTCAAATTCCACTATTGATTTTCCTACTATTAATAATACTTACTCAGATGGAACCTTTACAACGATTAACCAGGGAAGCTCCCAATATTATTTTACCCAAGCACAAGATTCTAATCTGGGATGTCGTATACAATATATATTTAATGAATTTGAAGGAGACCCTATATCCTATGAAATTAAAGATCTTTATTTAAAACCAGGTGAATCAAAAACAATTAGTTTTGCTAGAGCCCAAAATTTTGGGGGAGAAACAACTTTATCTAAAGTAGGCATCCCTTCTCCATTTTGGGATCCCTATGATTCAAATAAAGTATATGATGCTTATGCTGAATATTCTACTCCAGGTTTTGTTGGAAATAATTCTTATGGTTTCCCTCAACCACAAACTAGAATTTGGGGGTATGAAAGATTATATGATGGAATATTAAATGTAGAGGGTGTAGTAGAAATAAAAGAATATAGTCCGGGACCTGCTGAAGAAAATTATAAACTTTTAAATTGCCCAGTACCCCAAGATCGAATGTTAAAACATCTATCCACCCCTATTTTTAACTAATTATGTCAAATTCTATATCAATAAATTTATCTAAAAATATATATGGGGCTAAAGGAACATTAAGAGAACTTAATGAAGAATTTAAAGAATTTGCTCCTAATGTAAAAAATACTAAAGAGTTTTTTAATGCTTATAATCAAAATTTTTATAATATCCCACAAGAAACCCACGATTTTTTTATAGATAATAGTATAAATTATATTAGTAATTATATAAATCCTAAACAAAGAGAAATTGATACTTTATCAGAACAACTAGATTCAAAACAAACCCAAATAGATTCATTAGAAAATAGACATCCTATTTTAAAAAATAATTCAGTTATAGTATCAGATATTTATAAAGATCAAGCTACCACTGCTATTGATGATATAGGAAGAGATCAATTTCAAGGAATATTTTTAATATATTCAGGAAAAAAGAGAAAAATTACTAAAAAATCTATTTATGAATCTTTACGAGTACAATTAGGAATTGGAAAATCAGATGAAGAATTTTTAATATTTTTACCCCCAACTATTATAAACTTAATTAAAAATGGACCTCCTATTGGAACTATTAATCAAGTATGGGCACCTTTTACTGAAGTTAATACTTATGTAGGACAAAGTTCAGGTAATTTAAATAACATACAAATAATTGAAGAAGAAAACACAATAAGATAATAATGGCTGAATATAATATAAATAATAATGAAAATCCATTAGGTATAGAAAATAATTTAACTACAGTTTCATCTAAAACTATAACTAAAACCTTTGGTAGACCTGAAGATTATATAGAATTACATATATATAATACTAGTAATCAAAGAATATTTTCTGAAATGTCTTTTAAAGATTATATTTTACCATCTTCTTTATCTAGTACTATTTCTTTTGACCCTGAACAAATCTTATTAGATAGAGGTTATACTTCAGGACAATATACTATTAAATTAAATATTTTAAGAAATAAATTATTTAATACTGATCAACTTCCTTTTACTATTAAAGAAATATCTAGTGATAAAAGAGAAATAAAATCAATAGCTACATCAATTACAAACGAGACACTAGACCCTACAGTTAGTAGTCTTATATCCGAAATAGAAAGCTCAGCATATTTTAAAGAATTATCAATAAACTTAGATAATGATATAATAATACCTATTATTAATGTATTACTTAATAAAGATCCTTTAAAACATGAATTATTATTAAAAACATTAAATCCCCTACCTTCATCTATAAGAATTAATTTACCCTTTAAATTAGTTGAAGAAATAGTAAACCCAATATCAGTAGATGTTGATTTAGGAGACCCACAACTAGTAGATGATAGTACTGAATTAATGGGTCCTAATTTTACTATTGATATTAGACAAAATAATTCTGTTCCTTCTGGTTTTAAAAATTATGATGAATTATTAACTTACAGTTTTACATCTTCTTATCAGCACTTACTAAGTAAATTAGAAGATGGTGGGGCTGATTTAAATATTCAATATGATTATATTAGACCCATATCAGAAAGCACTGACGAAACAACTTATCATTTTGAAAATTTTACTCATTTTAGTAGTGCTACGGAACGCCTAAAAAATTTCAATTATAAAATAAAATTAATTGAATTATACGATTCTCAAATAAGTAACATAGACTCCATTGAAGGTTCAACGTCTGCGTCTATATTCACTATAGATAATAAAAATAATATTAATAAAAAAAAGGAAAATCTTATTAAAGGTTTTGATGGATATGAACAATTTTTATATTTTGAATCAGGAGCGTTTTCGTGGCCTAAATCAAATACTGAAAATCCTTTTAATCTTTATTCAGTAACTTCATCACAAGTTACAACTTGGTTAGGAAATGAAAATTCAGCTTTTTCAAATTATGGGGGGCAATTATTATCAGCTTCTTTATATGATAAACAAAATGAATATAATTTAAATAAATTAATTCCCACTCATATTGTAGATAATGATGATAATAGTTTATATATTAATTTTGTAAACATGATGGGTCAACATTTTGATCAAACATGGACTTATATAAAACATTTAACAGAAGTAAATAATTCCAATAATAATACAGGTATATCTAAAGATTTAGTTTATTTTCAACTTAAAAGTTTAGGAATAGATACTTTTGATCAATTTGAAAATTCAAATTTAACAGAATATATTTTAGGAGAGGGTCAACCTAGAAACACTGTAGGATTAATAGAAATAGGGGATTATATTATAGGAGGAAATAATCAAAATTTTTACAATACTAATGGCCATGAAACTTTAGTTACTGCCTCAAATGAAGGTTCAATTCCTAAACAAGATATTACTAAAGAAATTTGGAAACGTTTATACCATAATGCTCCCTATCTTTTAAAAACTAAAGGAACAGAAAGAGGAATTAAAGCACTAATGAATTGTTATGGTATACCCTCAACAGTATTAAATATAAAAGAATATGGTGGTTCTACACCTGTAAGTGGTCCCTTAAAGGATTTAGATACAGCAGACACCTATAAAACATTTACATACGAAAAATCAGGATTAGCATTAAAAGGAGACTCAGGAACATCTACTGGTTATTTTATAAAAACAAATTTTTCTTCTTCTTTAACAGACGCATTATCGGCATCAGCTAAAACTATTGAATTTAGAATTAAACCAAAAAGATCAACTACAGATTATCATTTATTTAGTTTATCAGGTAGTAGAGATGATTTAGATCCACATTTAGTATTAACACCTTATACTGGTAGTAGTGATATATCTTCTTCGGGGGATTCAAATCAATATGGTAAAATAGATTTATTTATAGGAGGAGATATATCAGGTTCTACAATTAATTTCCCTGTATTTAATGGAGATTTTTGGAATATTTTTATAGGTCTTTCAGGTACATCAGGTAGTGCATCTAATATTGAGTTTGGTGCTTATCAAGCTAATTTTAATAAAAATATATTATTTTATACCGCAAGTGTCTCTCAATTAGAAGCAGAAAGACAATTAACATTTGGAGATCCATATTATGGAGGCAATAATATAGGAGGTGCTTTAGAAGTATATTTTGGAGGTGTTCCTTCAAACACATCAGCTAATTATAATCCTATAGATGGTTTACGTTATTCAGGTTCACTTCAAGAAATTAAATACCATTTTGGGGAATTATTAAATCATAGTACTTTAAAAAAACATGCACTTGAACCTTTTATGTATGCGGGTAATGCACTTACTTCTTCTTTTAATAATGTAGTTTTAAGATTACCTTTAGGTAGTAATGATAAACAAGATAGCTCAAGTTTTCACCCTAATATAGATGTAGCTTATTTAGATAGCAATATAGCTAGCAATTTATCTACTCCAGAATGGGAAGAGGTAGTAGAAAATCACTATTTACCAACTCCAGATACAGTAGGAGCTTCAATGACAAGCGAAAAAGTTAGGATAGATGAAGGAACTATAGATGATAATTCTTTAGTTGTAGATAGAAAATTAGAAACTTCTACATTAGATAGACAACCACAAGATTTTGAAGATTTAGGTATATTTTTCTCTCCTACAAATGAATTAAACGAAGATATAATATATACTTTAGGTTCATTTAGACTAGATGATTATATTGGTTCCCCACTTCCTTCAGCTCAAACAGCTTCTAAATATGAAGATTTAAAAGAAATTAAAGATTTTTACTTTAAAAAAGTAAAAGGAAATAGATATAGGTATGGTGATTATATTAAACAAATTCAATATTTTGACCATACACTTTTTAAAATAATAGAACAATTTGTCCCCTTTAAAGCAAATCTAAAAACAGGTTTATTAATAGAACCTCACTTTTTAGAAAGAAATAAATTCCAAAGAGAATTACCATCTAGAAATGATGGTCAAACAATGGTTACTGGTTCACACCAAACATTAGAAGTAGAATTTAAAAAAGATTATAATAGTGGTTCTTTATACTCACTAAGTGATTCAAGTTTTATTTCTGCTAATACTGTATCTACAACAACATCTAGTAGAGGTGATAGAAAAGAAACTGGAACTAATGGAACTATAGAAATTTATGATGATCATTTAAATCCTTTTAATAAAGATCCAAATGCTGAAAATAACCAATCTCATCAAGGTCCTTTAATCCCTAATAGCACAGGATCAGGAGTAGTTAGAAGAAAAAGATCAAATAATTTTTTAGGAACTGCGCTTAAAGGAAAAACATCTAATAGGTATTACAAATATGCTGAATACCCTATAGTATCTTCAAGCTTATATTAAGTTTATAAAATATGCCATATACACCTGACGCACCATTAGAACCACATCAAATTCCAGTACTTCCTGGTACTAATAAAGTTATATCCAGAAGTTTTGATGATAGACTTTTAACAGCTGAATTTGATGATGCTTTAGCAGATCAAGCACCCTGGAAAAATTCAAGATATGAAGGTTCTAAATTAAAAGGTAAAAAAATTAATGAATTTAATGCACCCGAAACGGGACAAGTAAGTATAGGAACTGCTATAATTGAAGATAATTTTATAGTAGGAAACTTTCCTGTAGGACTTGTAGGATGGGAAGGAGACCAAACAATAGGATTAGATCCTGTGATCAACAACCAAACAACAGCTATATACATAGCTAATTCAGTTATAGGAGGTAATGAAGATAATCAATTTACTACTATTAAAAACCACTCTTATATTGGTATTAGTAAAATACTTTTAATTGATGATATAAGTGATGAAGTCCAAATTATAGATAGAGTAGCAGAACCCTTTAATGTATTTCACAGATTTATAACTAATGATTTTCCTACTGGGGAAAAATGTAGTGTTAAAATTATAGATGAATCTATTTCTTCGAATATAAGAGATACATATAGAGTAAAAATGAATAAAGGTTATTTACTTAAAACCTTAGATTTTAATTTTGCGGGAGAAAAATTTGGGGCATATGATGGAGGTGTAGCTTCATTAACAGGTTCACTTGATGATTCAGGATCATGTTTAATAACTAATAATTCTTTATATCTTTATAAAGGAGGAAGTGAAAGCGAAAATTTTATAAGTAGAAATTTTCTTACAGGATCACAATCATTTCCAACATCATCTGATGCTACGGGGACATTAGGAACAGCAGTTTCTTCTTCTTTGGGTGAAACTATAAGATTTAAATATGGTGTTGTTGATATAATACCTAATGCTAATAGTGGGGAAGAACGCACTGCAAATTTGGGTAGAATAGGTCCTAATTATATTTCATCATCAATTATACAAAATAAATTCACTCAACAATATTATACAGGTAGTTATGGGTTATTTACACATAACAATGGAGATACGGCTTATACAAATGCCCAGACCCAAGGTGCATTAATATCAGCTACAGCTTTTGGTTCTGCAAGTAGATTTATAGGTGTAGAAACATTACAATTCTTAGCAAACAATAATGATGATACAACATTAGATGAACAAGATAAAACCGAACTTCATGTAACATTTTTTGAGGGTACTAAAGATTTTAGTTCAGGATCGTTTGATGAAAGAAGTATAGGTACTTTTGAAGTAGATAGAAATCAATCTTTACCTACAACCGACTCATGTAATGGTGGTTTACCAATAACCCATGATTTAGTTTTTAAAGGAGTAAATGATACTAGATTTAAACCTTTAACCCCATCTACTACTTTTGAAGATGATATTAATAATGCTTATTTTCAAAGTATGCTTAATGATGGTGAAGTTGGATGTGTCCACCATTCAGCAAGTATTACAAGTGATAATTTACAAAGAGGCATCACTATTGATAAACTAGATAATGTTGACATCTATGTACAGGGGGGAGCTTTAGGAGCCGTAGGATTTGCTGGAAATCTTCATAGTGGTTCAGGTTTTTATTATAATCCCTTAGCTAGTTCTATGAAAGTAGATAATTATTATTCTGGTTCATTTGATTATCAATTATCATTTTTAGATAAAGACCATACTCTAATAGTAGATTTAGATAAAGAATCAGAATTATTTGATGGAATTGGTGAAAACGGTTTATTAATTGTTCCTAATCATTTAAAATCTACAATAAAAGATAATTTAGAATATTATCTAGAAAAAGCAGGTATTAAAACTAAAACTACAAATACTAAACAAAATTTAAATTATAGTACGAAAAAATAATATTTCTTAAAAACATATATATTTATAACAAATAACAAACAACAATGGGATATTTAGATAATTCAAGCATCACAGTAGATGCAATTTTAACAAAAAGAGGACGTGAACTTCTAGCTAGAAACGATGGATCCTTTAGAATAACACAATTTGCATTAGGTGATGATGAAGTAGATTATACTTTATTTAATGAAAGCCACCCAAACGGGACACAATACGCTTCTGAAGCGATTGAAAATATGCCCTTAATTGAAGCTATTCCTGATGGTTCTAATTCAATGCATTCAAAATTAATTACTTTAGCTAGAGGAACTTCAGTAATTCCTTTTATTACTACATCATACCCAACAACTGGTATTAGTATTTCACAAGGAGATCCAGTAACTCTTTCACCAACAACAACTAACTTAAATGGTATTAATACTGTATCTACAGAAACTTATATCTTTACTATTATAGATAATAGATTAACAGATAGTTTTGTAGGAGATGAACAAAGAGAAGGAACAACATTTACAGCAAATGCTTATTCTAGTTTAGCAACAGCAGAATCAGCCGTAGGAACATCAGTAATAATAACAGGTACTACTTCAAATCAATTATTTAGTACCACAGTAACTTCTAAAACAACTAGTATAATAATTGAAGGTAGAACTTCAGGTGCTAGATTAACTGTTCCTTTAGTAGTAAACGCAAAATAATAAATAAAAATTATGTATAGTAGATTTTTTGAAGGAGATATAGTAACTCAAGAAAAACAAGAATTAGTAACCTCAACATGGACTAATAACGTTAATAATTTAACAGTAGCTTTTACGGCTTCAGCTGATAATTCAGATAATGGAACAGCTTTCAATTCGCCTACAAGTTCAGGACAATTTTTTATTAATGTACATAATGCTAATCCAGCTACAGACACAGCAGCAGAAGTACAATATGCAGTTGCTTATGGAAATAGATTAGGTTCAGGTTCAACAGCATTTACTGATGATACAGGTTCAATTGGTATAGGTGCTTCTAGAGTAGTATATAACCAATACCGTCAATTAGTATTTAATGATGAAACCCAAGATTTTACTTTTGGTTCTCATACCCCAAACCATATTTATGTAATTAATATTAATAGAGCTAGATATAAACAAAGATTAACTTTAGGCTCTTTAAGCTTAACAATCTCAGGAGGGTATACTGGAGCAGATACTATAGCTACAGTTCGTTTAACTGACGATAGTGTAACTAATGGTTCTTCAGGAGATTCTAATTTAGGACCTTTTTATAATATAGTTTCAGGTGCTTTTGGTGTAGTATCAGGATCAAGTGGAATTAATCAAACAACAAGTGGTTCATATGGTTTATTTTACCCAGAAGCAGGATTAATTTTATTAAACCCAGATCAATTTACAAAAGGAGGATTACAACCAGTAACTGGTTCCTCTCAAGGAACTAATACTGATCGTAACCATTTAAAACTTCTAAATCATATTTCTGGAGCTAACCAATTTATAGTTGATACTACAGAAGAAATTAATTCACAATTTTATTTTGTAAGAGCAAGAAATAATGAATATAATTATACTAACAATGAATCATTTATAGATAATAATAATAATCTTTTACATGATTCTATGATTAATAATCCAAAAACATTTATTACTACTGTAGGATTATATAGTGATTCTAATGAATTATTAGGTGTAGCTAAATTAAGCCAACCAGTAGCTAAAGACTTCACAAAAGAAGCACTTATTAGAGTAAAATTAGACTATTAAAATGTTATTTGAATGGCGTCAGTCTATAAAAAATTTACAGCCCAAGATAAGGCACTAATCCCTTTTAATGCTCATAAGCAATACAATTTTACATCTGCTTCTGCAGCCATCAGTCAAATATCTCATTATACAGCAAATCATACATCCGAATCTGTCTCCTCATATAGTTCTGCCAGTTCAGATTATGGAGGAGATACTATAAATGTAGTTAAATATAATCAAATAGATCACTTATTTTATAGAAATTATAAACAAAAAATAGATTCTAAAAAAGATTTTAAAAATTATCTTAAACAAAGAAGAGATTTATATAAAAGAGCTAATATACTATCAATCCCCACAGGATTATATGGTTATGAAATTAAACCTAATTCATTTTATTTAAGTGCTAGTGGCCAAGAAGTAATAGATGATTCATTTGGAAATTTAATTATTAGTGGTACTAACGTAGATAATTATCCTAATGATGTTCAACAAAATGTTTTTAGATTAGATCCTATTCAAGGATTTAAAAAATATGATTTAAGTGTATTTGATGGTTATGCTATAGAAAATTCTCAAATAGTTAGAGATGGAGATATTGTAAAAAATGATAGAATAATTTCTACTGCTCCCGATATACCTTATGAATTAATATATAAACAATTTTATAGACAAGGACAAAATAATCCAGCATTTTCTTCATCATATACAACTACCGACAAACAGTTTCTTTTAGAAAAATCAGGTCGTAATCCTAATACTTTTGATTTAGATGATAGCTATTTCTTTAATAAATTACTTTATAATAAAATACAATTTAGTACTTCTTTATTAGGAAGTGCAACTAATAAATTTCCCCAAATAAATTTAAACAGTAAAATAGGATCATATATAGAATGTAAACACAATGAACGTTTTAATTTTAATAAAACAGATGATTTTTCTATTTCATTCTTTGTAACCCCAGCTACTGCTTCAACAGAAAAAAGATATATAATAGCTAAAAGTGGAACCAAGACAATAGTAAATAGTGGATCCCATTCTCAAGATGTAGATGCTGAACCTCAATTTCCATACGAAATTTATATGGTAAGTCAGTCTTTATATTTTGATAGATCAGATGGTAATACTACATATTCTATAAATGCATTTATTACATCTAGTAATACTTCTTTAAGAACCTCTCATATTTTATGTCAAAATTCAGCTTCTGTAATGCAAATATGGTTTGATGGTACTTTAATAACATCTACTAATACTACTTTTGAAAAACAAACTAGAAATACGGCTAATTTATATATAGGAGCAAAAGGACCCCACGGTAATATAGACGCATCTACAGCAATCCCCGCTCAAGGAAAAGGAAAATATTTATCAGGAAGTTTAAGTAATATAAACATATGGTCAAAAGCATATAATAGTACTCAAGTTACTAATATATCAGAAAGTATTAATGGGTCACCTTATATAGGTAATTTATTTTATAGAAATGGATTTGCTACTATTACTCACCCAAAATATACTAATATATTAGATAATGCGGGTGTAGGTGATTTAGCAGTAGGAGATAATTTTTCTATAGGTCCTATAGGAAATGGTATTCAAACCCTTCAATTCCAAGGTTCCCATTTAATATATGAACACGAATACCAATGTACAGTACAAGAACATGAATATAACTCTACAACGAATTTATCTGCAAGAATTATCCCCTCATCTACTAATAACCAACTTGCAGATTTTACAACAAGTTCTTTCTTTAAACCATTTGTAACTACAATAGGATTATATAATGAAGAAAATGAATTATTAGTTGTGGGAAAGCTAGGACAACCAATACGTATGTCTGATGAAACAGATACTACTTTTGTAGTAAGATACGATACTTAATATTTTTAATATATGTATAACCAGAATAAAAATCACATTTAAACGATTATGTCAACACAAACAGGAATAACTTTAAAAACTTACTTCAATACAGGTGATAAACCTACAGAAGCTCAATTTGCTGATCTAATTGATAGCAAATTAAATTTAACAGACGGAGGAAACATAACAGGAAACGTTACTTCCTCAAACTATCTAACTGTTCAAAAAACAGGATTTGGTACTAGTTTATCAGTAGCTAGTGGTAGTGCTGAAGCATTTGATGCTATTGCACCACCATTTGTAGCAGGATTACAACCCCATATTAAAACTTTCTTATTAAATCCACACACAGTAATGCATGAAGCTGTATTTGGAAATACTCAGGCTAATACTAACATGTGGGAAACCGATACTGATAATTCAAGTGCCGTAGTATCTATTGGAACCGCAACTGATTTTATACATGGTGGATTTACTTTAACTACTGGTGGTACTAATGGTAATCAAACATCATTATCAACAGCAGCAAAACCTTTTAAATGTGCAGCGGGTAAACCATGGTGGGCTAAAATTAGATTTGCAATAGATGATCATGATGGAGCAGAAT